CCGCACAAAAGCGTGTAGCTCTTGTTTTTGCCGCACTGCTCATACAACGACTGGAGCAGCGCCTGGATGGTGCCATCCGTGATGCTGTTGGTCGCGGTCGTGCTGATCGAGGCAGCGGGTGTGCGGTAGGCAGCGGGAACGGCGGTAGCCGAATCACTCTGCGCACTGTTGCTGATCCAGCTACCCAGGCCCCTAGTTTTGTAGGGTGTAGCGCCGGATTGTTCGGTGCTGTCCTGGTCGGAGCAGAACACGGACTCGAGATCGCGAGCCAACTCCTGGAGGGAGCGGGTCACGCTGCGGGCCATCTCGCGTTTGCGGCCGATGCCGGCGACATCCGAGACGGACTCGGCGAGGTCGTCGACCTTGGGCAGACGCCACATCTTTTGGATGCGGCCGTAGAGGCGGGCGCGGTTGGCAGCCTGGTTAGCGAACGTGGTTGCGTCCTGGTTGGAGAGCACGCCGGTGAGGACGGGCTCGTTCATTGCGTCGACGAGCCAGCTGAAAAGCGGGTTGGTCGGGTCTTTGGATTTTTTGGCCATGGAGAGCAGCGGGGTGCTCTTTTGGTCGGCAACCGCGATGAGGTCCGCGAGATCCTCGCGTGCGCCCACCTGGTTGGTAATGAGAAGTTCAGCCATTGTAGTTGGTTTTTCTAAATGTTGGTTTGGAATCTTGGTTGGAGTTCGATCACACGATCGACTCCATGAATGCTTCGAGGGCGTTGCGATCGCCTCGGGCCTTGAGCACGGTGTCGGCCTTTTGCCGCAGGGCCGCGCTCGATGATGCAGATACTTTGGGACTGGCGCTCGGAGTCGGGGTTTTCGGCACCTTGTCGGTGGCCGCCGCTTTCGTCGCCGGTGCTTTTCGATCGGCAGAGGTTCGCTTTTCCATCTGTTCGATCCTTTTTCTACGCAGAGTCTGTCCTGCAAACGCGTCGCCGATGATGAGTTCCATGTTCGGGTAACTCACTAGATGCGGATATTGCTGCAACGTGGCTTGCATCGCCTGGTATTCGACCGAGCCCTTGCGGAAGAGTTCGGGATAGAAGGTCTGCGCTTCGGGCAGAACTTGCTGCCTGACGCGGATGTATTCCTGCTGCTTGGGGCCGGCTTTGACTAAGGCTCGGGCGTTGGCGCGGATTTGTTTGACGGCGTCGGAGTCGTAATACTTCTCCTCGCCGGCAACCGTTACCGTGCCGCCTTCGCGGTTGTCATCGGCCCAATCAAGGACCGCCTGTGCCTTTGCAATCTCCGCCTCGAGGGCGGCTGCGTCTGTGAAAGAACTGAGCGGATTGGCGGGGTCCTGGAAGATGACCGGTGGCTTGGCGTCGGCGGCGGCTTTGGCTGCCTCGAGCTGGGCCTTGAGATCGTCGAGCTGCTCGAGGGCTTCGCGCTTTTGGGCGGTGAGCTTGTCGATGCGTTGCTGGACTTTGGTGGGAGCTTCGGGCTCTTCGGCCTTGGCTTCCTCGTCGGTCCCCTCGCCTTTCTCGTCGGATGGCTCGGCGTCGGTCTCGTCGGTTTTTTCTTCGGTGTCCCCGGATTCTTCGGCGGCTGGCTCGGAGTCTGGCTCCTCGTCGGCTGCGTCGGATCCGCTGGTTTCTGCGTCTGGCTCGGTTGTCGCGGTGGTCGGCTTGGCGAACTGGACGCCGAGATTCTCGGCGATGTCTGCGAAGTCGAGGTCGGTGACGTCCGGACCGTTAGTTTGCACCTTGTCTGTGGTGTCTGTTGCCATGGTTAATGGGTCCAAGTCCCGGCAGCATTGATTGCGTGCGCCGTAGATGACGCGCCGCTTGCGTGGCCAATGCAGAATGCCGTTCGCATGCAGGGGGAATTACGGCGCCGGTGGGCGGATTGCAAAGGGGTGCGGTCACAAAGCACCGCAATGCACTGCAAAGCACTGCAAATTGGTCGCTGGGCGACCTGTCTCGCAGACTCGGCTGTGCCGAATTACCGGCGCAGTTGGCAGTTTTCAGTGGGCAGTTTTCAGCAAAGGCGGCGGACGGCTGGGCCAGCCGTCCCTACCGGGAGCCGTAGATGGTGATGTACAAGAAGCCGATGTTGCCGAGGGTGTAGCCGGTGAAGGCGATGCCCATGCCGACTTGGCCTTCGCGGAAGAAGCCGATTGCCGTCAATACGTAGCAGATGGTGCAGATGAGGAGCGGGGTGAATGTCATAGCCGGTAGCCGAGCGTGGTCAGGATCGTGGTGAGTTCGCGGCTTCTTTGGTCGATGACTTCCTCTGCCATGTCGGGGAAGGCGGCGTGGAGGAATTCGTGGAGTTCGACGCGGAGGCGTTTGCGGCCGACTAGCCGGCGGTCGATGAGGATGCGGTGGCCGGAGCTGTTGTCGCCGGGCTCAGGGGTGAAGGCGTAGCCGTCGGCTTTGCCTTTCAAACGGACGTATTTCCAGGGCCATGACCGGCTGGCGATGCGGAAGCGGTGCTGCATGGCGGCGTGCGGACGGCTGGGCCAGCCGTTCCTACCGGGGGGTGAGGCGGTAGTGGGGGACGGCGCGGGCGCGTTGTTCGAGCTGGATGATGAAGTCTTGGCGTTCGGCGGCGCCGGCTTTGACCATTTTGCGGACGCGTTCGCTGGTCGTGACGGCGGCTTTGCCGCTTTCTTCGGCGAGCTGGGAGACGGTGAACCATCCTGGAGGGACATGATCGAGCTTCACGGGGCTTTTCTTCAGCTCGGTGATGAATTGGGCGAGCGAAGATTCGATTTGCTCGGCGGTGATCTTCGATTTCTTGCTCATAGATGCGTCACCTTGGGCGCCCGGGGGTTGTAGAAGATATGATGCGGGGTCGGCAGGGCGCCCTGGGGTTTGCCGCGCCAGTCCAGGATCAAGAGGCTGGGACGCGGGATGCTGTCGGGGACGACTTTGTGTCCGTGGCGGGTCAAGAATTGCCAGCCGCCGGTGACGCCGATCATGCCGGAGCCGTCGCTGTAGACGCCGCCGCAATGGCGATGGCCGCGGAGATAGACTTGGGCGACGGGGTGGCCGGCGCGGACGGAGTTCAACCTGGCATTGCCGAGGGTGATCGAAAGGGCGGAGGCTTCGAGGTAGGCGCGGCTGGTGGCGCCGATGTGGTGCGTGGCGTCGATGGCGCAGCCGTGGATGTTGATGAGCCACTTGTCGCGGGCAACTTCGTCGCGGGCGCCGATCAGCCTGGCGAGGTAGCTCTCGACGTCGTGAGTATGACATTCCGTGCCTCGGACGACGAAGGTGGCGGCGGCTTTGGCGGTGAGCGGCTTTAAGGCTTCGGCGGCCATGGCGCAATGGTTCTCGATTAAGCTGGCGACGACTTCGGGGCTCCGGTGATGGATGCCTTCCGTGGCGTCGCCGTTGACCAGGACGGCGTAGGGATCGCTGCCGGCGATGGTGGCGACTTGGCTCAAGGCATTTTGCCAACATTCCCACAGCCAACGCTGGTGGTGGTTCTTGCCAAAATTGATGGTGTTGCCGGCAAGGTTCTCGCTGTCGGGCGGCATGAGGCCGACGGTGCTGCCGCAGTGCAGATCGGAGCAGACGACGAGGATCGACGGCTTCTTGGCGGCTGGCTTCTTGGGCATGCTTAGTTTGGGGAAGGCGCAGTGGGCTGAATGTGACCGCTTACCTGCGCGAAAACTTCCCGGTGCACAGATGAAGGAGCGGGGCCGTCCGTGGAAATAATCCGGAGAGCAGTGGCGACGCCATGCTTTGACTTGTTTTTGACGCGTTGCCTTTGATCCATGCGCCGGGAGCAATGCGCGGTCGGCTGATGAATTGCGAGTCGTTGCGACAGCAAAGCACCGCAATCCACTGCAAAGCACCGCAATTTGTGGCTCTGGGCGCGGACTAAGAGACTAAGAGAGTAAGAGACCAAGAGACCAAGAGACTAAGAGACGAAGAGACTACAGACCCTGCGGGCTGGCGAGGGCGTCGATTCTTCGGGCGGCGAGGTCTTCCTTTAGGCTGGCTAACGCGTCTAGGCCGCCGGCGGTGTGGGCCAGGAGTGGTGGCTGTTGCGCGGTTTGCGGGGCGCGGACGATCGCCTGGGCGTCGGTGAGGTGCTCGTCGATGACGGCCATGATGGCCGCCCAGAGAGGCGTGCTCTCCGGGACGGCCAAGGCGCCGCGCTTCTCTTGGTCGGTCAACGTGGGGACGTTGAGTTGGATGCGTCGGGTGAACCAGTTCATTTTGCTTTGAAGCCTCCGCGTTTGTTCTTCATCGCCGAGTAGACCTTCGGGGCGATCGTGCTCTTCGACTTGGGACGGCTGGTGCCGGCGGATTTTCTCGCGTTGATGTTGGCGTAGAGTCCTTGTTTCATGTTTATCCTCCTTTCTACCATTTGACTTTGTCGGCCCAATACGCGGCGGACATCTTGCCTTTGGCGATGTTCTTGGCGTGGCGGGCTTTGAAGGCTTTGTTCCGGGCGGTCCCGGCCGGTGATCCCTTCACGCCTTGCTGGCCGAAGCGGATGATTTTCTCGACGCCGCCAGAGCAGGCCTTGACCACGTGCGACTTGGTCGCGTGGCCGGGCGTGCGCTTGGGCGCGTTGCATTTCATGGCTGATTTTCCGATCATAGAATTGGCTCCGGCAGGCCGAACGCTTGCAGGACGTCGATGCGTCGAAAGCGGCGGTATTTGATGCCTTTGAGCCGGACGGGTTTGAGCAGTCCGGTTTTAAGGTATTTGCGGTAGGTATTGACGTCGTCGGGATCGAGGCCGAGCAGATCCATGACGTCGCGTCGTTTGAGGATTTGTTTGCGCATGAGCGAGTTGAGGGTTGAGAGATGAGAGATGAGGGATTGGAAAGTGGAAATTTGAGATTTCAGTAGCTGCCGAGGGGTTGGAAGCTGAGGTCGGTGTCGTGGTGATGGGTGGCGCCGCTGAGCACAAGGTAACGCAGGACGTCTACGGGGTCTTTGCAGCTGCCGGATTTCCCGTCGCGGCCGGTCCATTCTTGCAGGGCGTAGATGGTGTTTTTGCAGCGTTCGCTGATATAGAGGCGGGGCTGGTTGGTCGCGCTGATCGGCTTGGCCGGGTCGTATGATAGCCAGTCGTTGATCAGACTGACGCCTTCGTGGATGGCGTCGCCGGGCGCGGCGAGGAAGTTGAGGCCGAGTTCGGCGCATTCGTCGATCAAGGTGGTGGCGCCTTCGCGGGCGACGGTGGCGGCGTTGCCATACCTCGAGTCCATGAGGCGCTCGAAGACGGGAATCGGCTCACCAGGCGGGCGGCCGGCGAGCTTGCCGAGCTCGAGCTCGACGGCGTCGATCTCGGCTTTGTATTCGACGAGGCCGAAGCCGCAGGATTTTTGCGCATCGCCGGGGCGTCCGTCGTGACGTTTGCCGTCGGGCTCGGCCCAGGCGCCGGGGAATCCCCAGCCGGGGATGTAACGGTCTTGATTCGGCCACTCCTCGATGATGAAGCACCGGCCGATCTCGTCAAAGCGGGCCCATATCATGAACCAGTTGCGGCCGCTGCACGGGTCGACGACGTGATAGTGCGTGCCCGTGGTGGGGATGCGGTCGTCGGGGAGGACGTGGACTTTGTCATTAAACCGGGGGAATTGGTTGCCGATCGACTTCGTCGGCACGCCGTAGGCGCGGACAAGCACCTCGTCCTTCTTGGCCTTGAGCAGCTCGGTGCGCAGTTCGGGGTAGCCGCTGAACGGGTTGTCTTGGGTCCAGAAGTATGTCACGCGGCCTTTGCGGCGGACCGGTTCCTGGAGCACGGGCAGACGTTCGTAGCCGGTCAGGGGCTTGACGCCGGCTTCGTCGGCCTTGCCGTAGACGGGCAGCAGCTCGGCCTCGCGGTCTTCCAGGGTTTTGGCGCCGGCGAGGTAGTCTTTGACCACGGCGCTGTAGCCTTCGATGGGGGTGAAGGTGAGAAGAAGCCAGCCTTTGCGGGTAATCAGACGGAAACGCGCCGTGTCTAAAAAATTCAGAGGGCAAAGCTCATCGAACCATATCCCATTACACTCCCCGCCCTCTATTGTGCTCACGTCTTGCGAATAATTGCGGAAGAAGCATTGGGCGCCGTTGGGCAGGACGAAGGAGTTCTCCGCGAAGCCGGTTTTCTGTCCGTAGGAAATGTTTGTGACTTTGGTTTTGCGCGTGTTTCTCAGCTCGGGCGGCATGTATTTCCACAAAAGGGGTTGCTGCATTTCTACTGAGTTTCCGGAGGTTTCCTGGAAGCACCAGAACCGGCCGTCGGGAGTGTCGAGCATTGACCGGATGATGCGCTTGGCCGCGAACGAGGATTTGCCGGATCGGTTGCCGCCGAGGATCAGCAGCTCGCGGTGTTCGTCGAGGATCTGGTCGGCGCGGCGCCATGCTTCCGGTTCCCATTCGTAACGAAGCGGGTCCTCTTTCTCGTTGGCAATCTGCTCTTCGCGGATGCGCCAGAAATCGGCGAGCTGGCCGGGCGACATGCGCCGCACGCCATCCTTGAAGCGGGCGAGGACGTTGCCGGCGGGATCGCGGCCGAGCAACGTGGGGGCTTCGTGGATGGGATGGGCGGTGAAGATCACAGATTGGAGATTTCAGATTTGAGAGGTCGGAACATTCCAGTTGAAGCGGGGGTTGATGGGATACTCCTGCATGATCTCGTCGCGGCGGCGGCGGGCTTCTTCGATGTCGTGGGTCTTGAGATTCCACGTGAGGCGGCGATGTTTGACGACCGGATCGTAGGGCGTGAGGCGCATCCAGTAGCCGCTGCCGTTGTTCTTCCAGAGGAATTTGTCCTGGTGCCAGGCGAAGTAGTCTTTTTTCATTTCTTCCACTCCGGCGGGAGGTCGAGGTCGAGGCCGTTGCCGTCCATGGGGTTGCCGATGAGGCGGACGTCGGGTTGCCAATAGAAACGGAAGTGGCCGCCAGGACAGCGGACGCCGAATTCGCAGTTGTGGTCGGTGCCGTAGGTAATCATAACTTTGGCGGTCCCCTCGCCGTGCTCGGTGATGACGGGCCAGGGAGGGCGGAGTTCGAGGATCATGAGGGAGTTGAGGGTCGAGGGTTGAGAGTTGAGGGAATGGGCCAGGCTCGGAGATGGCCGTAGTCACGGGGTTCGGTGACGCTGGCGGATCGGCGGCAGATGTCGCAGATGCCTTCGTGCCACGTGGCGATGTGCCCGGCGGGCATGCCGCGGCCGTGGGTCTGTCCGCACGGGGCGCATATCCAGTGGGGATATGGCGGGCGGTCCGCTGGGCCAGCGGACCCTACCGGGGTGGAAACGGCCGGCGCCGGGGACTGCGCCGCTACAGTCGGAGGATCGGACCAGCGGATCGCGTCGTAGTTCGCGGCGTATCGCTGCGGGTCGACGGGTCTCGGTTTGCTGCCTTTGCCCATGAGGGAGTTGAGGGTTGAGGGTTGAGAGTTGAGGGAATTACCAAGGCTGCTCCCCTGCCCCGGCTTCGGTTTCGGGGAGGAGTTCTTTTTGGGGTTCTTTCATTTTGATGAAGCCGCCGATGAATTTGACGTCGGTCTTCGTTACGCGCTTCCAGGCGGTGAGTTTGTATTCGGCCTGCGTTCCGTCGGGATGGACGAGCAACGCAGTGCCGCTAAAGTCGGGATGGGTGTCGTCTTTCTTGTATTTGTTTGGGAACAAGGTCCAGGTGTTAGGTTTGGGTTGGTATGACATAAGAGTAGAGTTGGCAGTTTTCAGTTTTCAGTTGGCAGAGGTTTTGGTTTGTAGCCGTGCGGGTAGCGTTTGGGCCACGGGACGCTGGTGGTGCGCGTGAGATAGTCGTAATGGGTGCATGCCCCGCTTTTGCGGGTGTCGGCGCCGGTGCCCATGAGTTGCCCTAAAAGCATCCATGCGCATTCGCGCCAGTCGGACGCTTCGCGCTGGAGTCGTTTGTATTGCGCCGCGGTGGGCGGCTTGGGTTTTGGTTTCATGCTGAATACTGAAAACTGAAGACTGAAAACTCCGGGCGGTTAGTCCGCCCGGTCTATTTGGTCGAAGAGTTGGAGGACGTCGTCTAAGGCGCGGACCATGCCGGACTGGACGACGCACATGCGTTCGTAGACGTCGGCGCGTTTGGGGTCGTCCGCGGTTCGGAGGTCGGCGGCGTAGCGTTGGTTGTGGGTGTAGCGTTCGATGGCTCGGGCGCGAAGTTGCTGGATGCCTTCGCGGACCAGGCTGGCCGCTTTGCAGAGGCGTTCGTTGTGCTCTCGCTCGACTTGCCAGCGTTTGGACCAGGTCTCGGTGGTGTTTAACTCGGCATTGATGCGTTGGATTTTTTCTTGGTGGCTCATATCAATCGTCTCCTTTGGGATCGTTGAAGTTTTTGGGTTGGTAGGTTTGGCGTTCTTCTTTCTTGTTCGAGTAGAGTTTCTCGGTGCTGGCCCGGAATTGGGTGATCTCGGCGTCGAAGTGCATTTCGATTCTGCCGACGGGGCCGTTGCGTTGTTTCGCTAGGATTA